CGCTTCGAGAGCAGCGGCGGCCATCATGCGCCAGATCTGCCGAACGTCTTCCGGGCAGTTCTCCCACTTCTGCTGGTCGATTGGGGCGCCTTCGATCTTGTCCGGGTGGTGCCGCTCCATGTGGCGCCAGTAGGCTTCGAACGTCGACTGGGCAATTTCGTCTAGCTTCTCGGCTTCAATTAGCATGGCTCAATTAGTAGCAGAATAGTAGTATCGTGTCACTGTGGATATCCGTCGATTTCAGCGGGAATCGAGATGCCGTCCTCATCGAGCGCGAGGACCACTTCCATCTCCAGCTCCATCGACAGCCAGCGGCCACCGGAATCCCTCCCCGAGATCGGTTTGCAGTGGACCGCGACCAGCACTTCGACTCCCTGCTCAACGCGCAGTGCGAGGACGGTTTGATCGGTGATTACAGCCATGGGATGTGAGGCTCCGGAAAGCAATTCCTTGATATGATATTCAAAGGCGTCACACCATACCATCCAGTCATTGAATTGAGGGTAAAAACATGAAGAGAGTCTTCACGCGAGATTTGATTCTCAAAGGGCAGAAACTTATAAGTTCGGGATTGAAAGTCAAAGACGCTGCTACCAGACTTGGCGTAAGCCCTGACACTCTCTCCAAAGAAGTCCGCAAACTTGGGACTATCATTCCGCATGGATTGCGTATTGGCGAAGGCAACGGACGAAAGAATCTCCCCTCCGAAGCTATCGCGGCGGCCTATATCGGAGGAAAGAGCGAACTCGCTCTCTCCGGAGAATATGGGGTCAACAGGCTCGCCATCACCCGGCGCCTCATAGAGCTCGGCGTCAAGAGGAGGAATCAAGGAGAAGCCATGCCTGGGTACGGGGAGAAGGAAATCGCCAACGCTCTTGCCGAGAAAGGCTTCCCTGTCGCGCTCCAGCATAAATTCAAGCGATACATGGTCGACATCTCCGCAGGGGATGTCGCCATAGAAATCCGCTTTTGCCTTCGGGGTACTTATGGCGCCTATTCGCACCGCTTCGAACAGATCCGCGAAGGATACAGATCTGTGATATTTATCGTGTTCGATCGGGCCGACTGGATCACCGAACGTCTGGACGACATAATCGCCCCTTTGCAGAGATTTTGCCGCCACCCAGCCCCTAGCGGTCAGTATGGGGTGGTTAGGTGTACAGTCAAACGAAACTCCAGCGACAGTTACTCGATGAATGTCACCGCGGAATGGCGCTCTCCAAAGAGCCCGAAGACCATCCTGAAGTCCTAAAAGCGTGCTCCCCACGACACATCTGCAATTTGGCCCTTGGCCGGCATGATAAAACTGCGGCGCTCCTCCTTTGCCCACGCCCGCTGCAGGTGGTTCGTTCCATCGAATAAACTTTCCCTCAAGGGCGCGGTGCTGCGATCGAACATCACTGTCTTGAACCGTGCGCCAAAAATAGCCATCTGAGCCGATATGCCGGGCGCGCGTCTCCGTGAGCAGCGAGGCCGTGCGGGCTACCTCAGTCCGGGCAATCAGGCGCGCGCGGTTGACGCTGACCTTCCCGGAGTCAAGGATATCGCGCATGACGTCCTCGGCTCGCCGGCCTGAAACGATGGCTTCGCGGGTGAGCTGGTGGACGCGGGCGCCAGCCTCAGCCGGGAGTGAGGTGATGAGCGTGACCTGCTCGGCCTGAAGCATCTTGAGGGTGCCGCCGATGGGGGCGGATTCGATGAGGCGGTGGAGGTTGGATCCGATCGACCGGCTCATGACCGTCCAGGCGTTCTTGTCCAGCACAGCGACTCGCGCTTGCATCTTCGCGGCCACCGCCGCAGCCCAAGGGCCCAGGAGGATGGAGTAGGAGTCCATGGCCTCAGTGAGCGCGGGAAGGTCGGTCACACGCCCAGCGTCGATGAAGCCCTTGATGATGACGCCAATCTGGCGACCGACGGCGGAGAGCTGGGTCTGGAACTCACGCTCGACGATGCGCGACCTCGAGAACTGGAGGCGGGCATTGCGCCGCGCGAGGGCGGCTTGCTGGCGTGCGGTCGGCATCTAGGCCTTCGGCTTGCGGTGGATTACGATGGTGCGCTTACCCACCTTGATCGTCTCGGCTTCTCGCCGAGTACTCGCATCGGCAACTGGTTTCTTCTTGCTGCATTCGCACATGGCGGTCACCCCTTGAACTTGACTCCGATAACTCGATAGCTCCTGTATACCACGCCCGCGTTCTCATCCTCGACGGGCGGGTTGGCTATGCACTCATCGCAGTCACGTTGGGGCCGCGGATTGCTCTGGCTTTTGGGGATGCGGACGAATAGCCGACCGCACCCTTCGCAGGTCTTGATCTCCCGCGACTGGCTGGGAGCTTCCGGCGGTGGGGCGGGTGGCGCGTTGTGGAAGATGAGACGACTGCTAATGCAAGCCTTCCTCACTTCTTCGCGCCTCCTGCTACGGCCGGATTGGCCGCTGGATCGGGTTCAATCGGGTCGCCATGGTTCACCTCGGCAACCGCGACCTTCTCCGGCGTCGGCGCCAGCATCAACGCCTCTGCCTCGGCGATGTCCTCGTCGCGGATGTTCGTTCCACGCCCAGTGACCTGGGAGGACTGCTTCATCTCGCGCAGGGCGATGGGCGGCGTGTAGACTCCCGCCTCCATAAGGCTGACGACGGTCTGAGCATCTTTCGCGGCAACCTCGGACTTCTCGATCTCGTCGAGCTGCCAGAGTGGCCGGAACTTGATGCCCCAACCCTTCGGGAGCGTGATCCCCTCAGAGAGCGCGATCGCACGATACACGTTCGTCATGGGCTGCAGAAGGTGAAGCATCTGCTGCTGGAAGATCGTGTCGTAGTAGAGGCGCATGTCGGAGTCGCCAGTGGAGTTGAGGCCGGCGGGTGACTGGCCGAAGAGGCGCACCAGCGGAATCCCGAGCGCGCCGCTGATCTGCTGCCCGAAATGGATGAGGGCTTCAGCCAGGCCAGAGAACGCGGTCGCTCCATGCTCTGTGTACTCATCCTCGCCGTCCAGGAGAGTGATGCCCTCGGAGACTTGGAACATCCGCATCCACTCGACGAACTTGGCGACGCCGTTCATCGACGAGCCACCTTCAGCGATGATGCCGCGGAGGCCCGGAATCTTGATCACCCGGAGATAGGCCTTATAGACGAGCTGGGCAGCGCCTAGCGTTGCCGAGTCGAAGGCAACCATCCGGTCGTAGATGCGCTCATAAACAGAAGTCGTCCACAGGTTCTCCATGAGGCGTTGCTGGTACGGGATGTCGGTCCCTTCCATCCGGATCACTCGCGAATAGTGAACCTTTTGGAGCCTCAGAGCAGGAGCGTTCGATCCGATGGTGTAGAACTTTGGCTGGCCTAGATGCGGCCCTTCCTCGGTGACGAGATCGTTGAGGGAGGGCTCCACCATCCACCGATCCACCACCAGCAGTCCCTTGTACTGATCCTTCCCGATTGCTGTCGGATCCCACGGTGTCGAATAGTTCTGGCCCTTCACCAGATTGATCCCCAGGCCGCCGCCGTATAGCCGGCCCCACTTGACCGCGCTGTTCACCTTGCCCCAGACGTTCAGGCGGGTTGCTGCCTCTTCCAGCTTCTCAGCCTCGGCTGGCTTCAGCTCGCCCTTGAACTCCACCCCGGCGCGCGTCATGTCGTCCGCGATAATATCCACAGCCAGGCCAGCAATAAAGTTGCCACGGTGCATCCACTCCAGCATCGTCCGGTCGCGCGTGATGGGGTTGAACCCATAGTTCGCCGCGCTGCTGACGTTGTTGGTGCCGATCCCCGTCTGGGTCGCGAAGTTCTGAAAGCTGTCCTTTGCACCGGTTTTCGCGGTTTTCGCCCGGTCCTTGACAACTTTCTTCTCCGCCGCCTTCGCCGAGCGCGCTGCGCCAGCCACACTTACTTTACCCACAGGGTCCGCCTCACTATTGGAGCAACAATGTGAGGACGTTACCACGCGAATCCAGAGAGTACACCCTACCTTTGCCCATAGGAATAGAAAAGGTCACCCGTAGGTGACCTCTCCCAGCTCTGGCAATTTCCGCCGTCCCCCTTTCAATGCGACCGGATTGACTCCACGTAAAACCCTGAGCGCCCATCGAGTTGCCCGTACTGGACGCGCGCGCCGCTCTCCACCTCGGCAATCTGGTAGTACCCATCCTTCACCGCCGGGCACACGAACACGAGGTCTTTGGCCTTGCGAGCTCCCTCGATCTCCCCAGGCGTGAACAGCTCCATGCCGCGCTCATTCGAGAGGACGATCTTCACCGCTCCAATGGGGAGCTTGCCACGGTAGGCATAGGTGATGGTCTGGCCGGGGTGGAAGGTGTCACCGATCCACGGGTGCGGGATGAACAAGGCGAAGAGCAGGGCAAGGATCATTCGGTCCTCCGATCGTGATGATGTGGCGCTGATGGTCGCGGGGATAGCCAGGCGCGGGACGGAGCGGGCGGACTGGGCTGTAGTGCAGGACTATCTGCCGGATGGCAATGTGGTCCTCGACGGTGAGCTGGCGCGGGAGCTGGATGGAGGGTCGGTCGGTCATTGACCCCAGCCTATCAGAACCCCGAGGATCGGCTGGTAGCCCGAGCCGCCAGAGACGGAGGACTTCAGCATGCGGATAGTGGGCATGCAGTACCAGTTCGTCTTGCGGATTTGAATGGGAGCGCCCAGGCCGGTCGTCCATGCCCAGCCGGTGTTCGTCCCGGTGAGGGAGATGCCGGCGGCTGAGGGAACGAAGATGGGCACGCCAGCGATGGTCACGATCTTCTGGGCTACGCCGATGCCGATGTTGGTCGAGACGAGGAAGGGAGCAACGGTCTCAGGGACAGCGTCGACCATGGTGAAGGCGTAAGTACCGGTCGCGGCCACGCGATGGGCGTACAGAGCGGAGCCAGCAAACGCGGGAGAGGCAGCAGGGCTCCAGGAGCCACCGGCCAGATACAGGCTCGTCACCTGCGCGCGGAGCAGAACCGTGAACAGGATGCAAAAGATGAACGGAATCAATCTGGTGAGAAATTTAGCCATGGATGTCGCCCAGAAAAATCGCTCCCCGCACCTCGCCAGAAGCAGGGGAGCAGTTGCATGTCGAATGCTGGAAACACCATACCATGGGGTCAAAATCAGGGAGTCACAAACCGGTTTGTCCAAGCTTCGCCCACACCGCGCTCGATCCCCGGCGCTTGATGAGGCCGTCGAGCATGTAGCGCACCGCATCCGGGACGTGGTTGTTCTTGTCGATGATGTCTGGCAGGATCTCGCTGGTCACCCGGTCCTCCGCATACCGATACAGGCCGAACTCCTCCGCCGCGTGAGGGCAGTTCGTCTTGTGAATGTGGATCATAATGAAGCCGCGCAGGTGAGCGATGCCGTCCTCGACCGAGCCAGACCACTTCTCGGCCGCCGTGATGTTGATGCCCTTGTTCTTGACGTAGCTGATGAGCTCTGGCCGGGCAGAGTCAGCCTTCACCGGCCACTGGCGGTAGGTCGGAACCTTCTCGAAGGCGAACTTGTGGCCGCCAGGCAGCGTGTCGCCCGGCTTCGGCGCCACCATCTCGTTGATCTCGACGCCCACTCCCCAGCTCTCCGCATCCAGCCAGAGGTGTTCGCCAGCCATGCACTCTTTCCCGCCATAGATTCCGGCGCTCTCGGTCGTCACATAGCCGCGGATCATCACCAGGGGATCGTTGCTGAAGCCCCAGTCGACGCCATGGTAGAAGCGGGGCTTGTCGGGACTGGCGAAGTTCTCCAGCACATACTTGTGGCGGAAGATGACGGCGTGAGCGTGCTGCTTGATCTTGCCGTCCCACACATGCTCGGCGCTCTCTGGGTCAGTCGCGAAGAGATGGTCCTTGGCCGCCAGCAGCTCCTTGCTGATCCAGTGGTTCTCCCGCCAGTTCAGCTCCACCCTGACGCAATCGTCGGGCGGCGCGACGTGGAACTTCTGGTATGTGGCGTCGTCCTCATTGCAGAGGTTGTACGTGATCCAGATTTCGGAGCCAGCCTTGCGAATGGTGGGGATGAGGACTTCCCAGGTGTCCTTGCCGATCGACTCCGCCTCTTCCACCCAGCAGATATCGACGCCCTCGAAGCTCTTGATCTTGGTGCGATTGCTTTTCTGCCCCAGGTCGCCCAGCCCCATGAATAGGAACTCGGAGCCATTCGAGGAGTAGATGTGGCCCTTGGTGACTTTGAACCACGGCTCGAGACCGAGCGACTTGATCTGGTCGTGCAGGAGCTTGTGCACCGAGTCGGCGATGGAGGTCTGGTACTCGCGGGCGCAGAGAATCCGAACCTTCTTCTGCAGGCTTAGGACGATGAGCGCGCGGGCGACGGCCCACGACTTCATCCCACCGCGGCCGCCCTCCATCACCTTGAAGCGGTGGGGGACGAACAGGAATTCGAACTTCTCATGGAAGTGGAGCGTCCACTGGCCTTCGTTCGGGATGGCGAAGCCGCCGTAGTGGAGCAGAACGTCGGTCCGCTTCACATATCCGCCGGCACGCTGGAAGGCCCCACTGACGTCAAGCGGCTTCGGCTGCTCCTCTGGGCTATCTGGGATCACTTAGCCCTCACCGCTTCGAAGTGGAAGACAATCACCGTCTTCGTCTGGGTGATGAGGCCGAACCGCTCGGCAATGCGGACGGACGGATGATCCCGGCGCAGACCGTCAACCATGCGCTCAAGGCAGTCGCGCCAGACTTCCAGCGGGGTGCAGCCCTTGTTGATGTTGCAGGACCGGCACGCCGGCACGAGGTTGGCGAAGTTCTCGCGCTCAGGATGGTCGCAGCGCCCAGTCTGGATATAGCCGTAGGTGGTGCGCCCGTCTTCCAGCTCCTTCTTCTTACCCTCGCGGATGATCGGCTCGACGTGATCGGCGTGCCAGCCAGGCAGCAGTTCGCACCCGCAGTAGGCGCAGCAGCCATCGAACATCGAGAACAGGATGGCCCGCTGGCCCTTCGTCAGCTTCACTTGGTCCTCAGCAGCGCCAGGCGCGCCTTCCACGTTTCCTGCCCATATCCGTGGACGCGGCCGCCGCCGATCTCATCGAGGCAGCAGGTGTCGATATCCCAATACCGGCCGATCCCCTCATCCAGCTTCTCGATCGCTTCGAGGGCGGCCAGCTCGTCATGAAAAACGCCGATCACTGAGGTCTCAGTCACGGGCAGCGGTGGCATGTCCGTCGTCACCAGCCCGCGGCTCACTACCCAGAGCGTGATGACCGGCCAGGGGTCAGGCATTATGCACCGTTGCTCCTCGCGCCCGCCGCTCCTCTACCATCTCGCGGATCATGATAGTCGGGAAATTACCGGCACAGACTTCGCAGACCGGAATCCGCTTGTCCCCGTGGGTTTCCGGCGCGAGCGTCCAGGCCTTCAAATCCAGAGCGCGATAGCAGACCTCGCAGATCGGGACGCGGTACTCGTAGGGGTCCATCGCACGCTCGAAGCCGGCGGGAGGATGAACCACCGCCCCCAGCGCCGCCGCATGCGCCAGGGTTAGCGCCTCTAGCGTCTCCACCCTCTTCCGCAGGTCGAGGTCGAGGTCAGCCAGGCGAGAGGCGCGCATGGCTTCAGGTCCGCCCAGCGGTTTCGCCGGCTCCAACCACTCGCAGTGATGGATGAAGAGATTAGCCACCATCACCATAGGGTTGAGGTCGCGCGGCGGCTGAGAGGCAGCGCCAAAGACAGCGCCACAGACGCACTCGATGGTTGGGCCATGGATCGAACCCCAATCCCTCACGCGATGGTCGCCACTGAAACCAGCGGGAAACCATTCTTTACTGAACGCGCCTTTGCCGTATCCCAGCATGCTCATCGCAACCCCCACTGCCGCGCCAGCCACAGGATGTCCCATACCAGCGCGGCCATCGTCGCGAGCGACCAGATGGCCGCCCACACGTCTTTGAATGAATACTGCTTCATATCACTACCGTCGCTTCCGGCCAGTCGGCCTTGAACTCGTCCACCCGGTCCTTCGGGATGTAGCCGATCGTCTCACCCAGGCGCACGCAGACCATATCGTCCGGCGCTCCTCCGATGAATTTGATCGTGAACCTTGGCACGTCCTCGCGCTCCTGAAGCGCCAGCTCCTCCGCCGAGACGGCCCGCGCCCGCTGCTCCATCTCCATCCCCATCCGGGCCACCGCCACAGCCTGCCCCACTGGAAGCTTCTTGATCTCCTCCGCGCTCATAGACATGAACCGAGCAGCCGCGCGCGCCGTCATGTTCATCCCCTGCCGCGCCTGCCGCTCCCGCATTTCAGCCGTTCCCACCACCACGCGGTTCGTGATCTCACGAGCCATCATCCGGTCATACGCCAGGATCCGGTACTGCCAGCGGTCGCGCGCGCTGAACTTCTCCATTAGTTGCCGTGACTTGCCGCCCGGGTATTCAGGGCTAACCAACAGCTCCCCCACCTTAGCAAGCGAGCGGGTGGCCCCCATTTCGAGGTAAGCGGTGAAAGCCTCGTAGGCTTCTTGGCTCTCTCCGTCTTGGCGTTCCCACGGCTTTGCTTCCTCTGAGGACATGAGAGCGAGGATGCCACAGGTGGGGGGTAGGGTGCAAGAGTTATTCCCTACCGGTAGGGTGGGCGGTATCTTCTGGTGAATTTGCGGCAGGTGATGAGGCCGATTCCATAGGCGCCGGAGCTACGCGCATGTGAGGCTTGAGCTTCAACGGCCACCCCTCATCAACTCCTCGAAGGTGCGGGACTTCTTCTTGCGGGGATTCCAGGTGCAGGGCCAGATGATTTGCCCACCGTTACGGTCGGCATAGCGAGTGAAGACGTCGATGGTGCGCTGCTCCAGCTCTCCCAGGCGAACGGCCAAAACGGTGAAGCGCAGCCCTGCGTTCGGGTCGCGCCGCTTCACGGGCTTCACTCCCACCACAAGGTACTGGCTCTTGGGGAACTCCAGCAGGTCTCCTCGCTTTGGTGCGGTGTCTGGGCTGTGCCAGTCCATCGTGAGCCTAGCCATTGATCTCCGGATTCAGCCGCGGAACGAGCCGGGCGATGGATGGAGCTGGACGCTGGAACTCCCGCTTGGCGAGGATGCGCTCCTGCTCTTTGCGGCGGCGGAGCCGTTCAGCCAAAGCGGTGTAGACGCCATAAGCGTTCGCAGCCCGTCGATCGAGGGTGAGATAGGTCTTCTGCGCCTTGGCGACCATCTCCTCTAGCTGAGTAGTAGTCCTCTTAGCCACGGGTGTAAGCCCTGCCCAGCTTGCGGTGACGGCGGCGAAGGCGCCAGGCGAGCACCTTCCGAGCGAGGACTTGCTTGAGTCCGACCGGCGGCGCGAGGTCAGCGACCATGGCCTCATCGCACCAGATCGATGCGGTGTCCGATACCACCTCGAAGACGCCATCCTCGTTCGGCGGGAGCGCGATGCCCACCATACCGAAGAAGCCGGCGGCGTTCTTGTTGGGGATCGAGACGATTTGGACGAAGCGGTCCTTCGGGTTAGGAGCGAGAAAGGTGTTCAAGGTGAATCCTCCGTCTTCGATTTGAGATGGGTCGCGGCCAGGCTGGGGACAGAAGATCCCGCAGTGGTGTCCGAGAGGCTGCTTGCATCGCTGGCACTTCGTTCGATAGTCGATCGCGGTCTCCGATCCGTATTGAGAGGCTTGCATCTGATTCTCCGGGCATGCGGCATAGGGCGTAGATTGCGGCGAATTTGTCGAGCTGACTGCTCGGAATCCAGATCTGATCGGGAATTGCTTCATAGTTCGCCCACGTCCCGGTCAGCGCGGCGCTCACGTCGTACATGATCTCGGCGGGGGTCTTACTCCTCCAGAGACCGCCGGGCGTGCTCTGCGTCCAGCCGCCAGCGGGCGCGAGGAAGTGAACCGGGTTGGTGGTGGCCGCGACAGCGCCGGCTGCGAACATCTTGAGGAAACCACGACGATTCATGGACGCCAGCCTCTCGGAGTGCGCTTCAGCGCCAGGAAGCGCGTCGTGAAGAAGCCACGATGAAACCGGCCACGAAATCGGAACTTGTCTCTCATGCCGCCAACCTCATCGCTATCTTGGACCTCTGCTCAGGAGTGAAACGCTGAAGGATGATTCTTACACGAAAGTCGTCGTCGCACTCCCACGGCCCACGATTTACCCCTTGGCGAGCGCCCTGCTTATCCAGCAGCTCCCCGCAAACGAGTCCCGACTGGTAGGGGCTTCCGAGGATGATGGTGAGCTGGAGCCGCGCGCGAAGCGACTGGTCGGACTCGAGGCCAACATCGCCCACCGGCTCTCTCCGGCGAATCCCATGAGCCGCCGCCAACTCGTCTAGCTGGCGGCCAGCGGCTCCCTGCCACCGCGGCTCCGCCTTGACGGCGACGCAGTGACACGACCCTCCGCAGGTGCCGCAGAGCTCGATCAATTCCGGCTCGCTTTCTCGGCGGCCTGCACGCGACGGCACGCGGGGCACGGGTCAGAAGAGGTGCAGGGACGGGGAGCGTCCAGCCTAATATCCGAGGAAGTGTCCTCCACGGTCATCTCGTCGCCGCCAGTCACCTGCACCTTGCGGCCACTCAGCTCCCCGCTTCTGGCCTTCTCCCAGACCAAAGTGATAGCCTTGGTCACTTCCTCAAGGATGTCTTCGAGGGCTTTTTCTCGATGTCGTAAATCTCCAGCGCCAACCGGCTCATACACTCTCCACTCTCGGCATCTCGCCGTCCATCAAACCCTTCAGCCGAATCGCCTCTGCGCGCTTGGCCTTCAGCGCCTCCAGGTCGAGGAGATGCTGGTACTCCCGCCCAGCCTTCGATCCCTTCAGCGGTGTGGTCGTGCTGCCGATGATCCCGCAGACGCCGCAGCGGTGCAGCTTTGACTGGTGCCGGAAGATGCCGTCGCAGATATGGGGTCTATCCGTCGCAGAAGGCGGCCCGAAGCGTCCGGCGTCACCCAGGGAATCCTTACCAATCCCACAGCGCCCGAAGAGGCAGCGGCACATAGGAGCGCCTTTGACGCGGCCCTCCTGAACTTCCTTGCGAAGCTCCAAATACTCATCGACCACCTGCACTGTCTCTTCCATTTCACTCTCCCTCCGGCGAATCCCATGCGCCAACGCCAACTCGTCCATTTCGCTAGGATTCCGGATTCCGGAATCTGCCTTGATGAACTTTCCCACCCAGTCGCCTATTCGAACAGTGGCAATGAGGCAACCTTCGCGGGTCTCTTTCGTAACTTGAGCGTCTGGATATGCCGCTTGCAGAGCGGCAAGGATCCGTTCCTGCCTCCCTGACTTGCCATAACTACGACAGCCCCAGTGCATGCGCAAAACTCGCGGCGAGTCGAGGGGCCAAATAAGCCTCTCTGCATCGTCGCGAGTCGGTGTGTTATCAGCCATTTGCAAAGCACCTTCAAACCTCTACTTGCTGCACGCCTGATTGACGACGGCAACCGCAGCGTCATAGGTGGAGAAGGGAACCGCGCGGAGGTCGCGCTTCGCTCCGAAATGCTCGTAGGCGAAAGCGTAGAAGGTGCCAACTTGGCCCTCGTCCACATAGCCGCAGCGGCCAGCCACGAAGACGATGGTCAGCTCGTTGGCCGCAAGGCGCCGGCCAGGTGCTTCGCTGAACGAAGCGCCCAGTGGAACCGGGGCCGGAGCCAACAGAGGGTCAGCAACCGGTCCGGCGAACGAGACGTTGACGGCCGTCGGGACGCCAACCTTGGATTGGGCGAATATGCCCGGTGCTACGAGGATGAAAACGATGAGGTAAAAACCGATCTTCCTGATGCTCTGCATGACGTCCTCCTGCGGACGATTTCAGTTGAGAAGAGTTAGAGGCCCGAGGGGCGGCTGGTTAGGCCGCCGCCTGATGCTTTGCGTTGTGACGCTTGCGGGCGTCGCGAAGGGCCTCGGCTGCGCTGGTGCCGGTCCCGATGATGAGCTTGCCGTCCTCGACGAAGCGACCCGTCTCGCTGGTCGTGACGCCAACCCGGAAGCGGCCATTCGTCGCCCAGACCACAGCCTTGTCGCCAAGGAAGCTCTGAGCCTCGGCCAGCGCCTGATCCTCGGTGACCTTGTTAGCGCGGGGGGTGACGGTCGCCTCGAAGGTCTTGCTGTCGACGGTCGCCTCATAGGCCGCGTCATCGTCCTGATCGAGCATGACCGTCTCGATCTCCAGGTTCTCGACCTGCTCATCCAGCTCCTCAGCCGTGCGGATCACTACGGCCAACTTCGCGCGGTTCGTCTTGCCCTCGGGCATTTCGAAGCGATAGCCCTTGGGGCTGGTGAACTTCTGGCCGTCAAACACGATGCCGTAACGGCGGGTAGCTGCGCCGAGCTGGAAGCTGCTGATGTCCTTGATTTTCTTGGTGATTGCCATTGTCTTGTCCTCGGTTCTCAGTTTGGATTTTTACTACTCTCTCACTGTCTAAATACTACTAAACTAGACCCGAAGAGTCAACAAAAATCGACACGACGTTGCTATAGGGGCTGCTCTGCGATGCGCAACGGAAGGGGACATGCTCCGGCAGTTGAGGGGCGGCGAGGGCGAGGGCGAGTAGGGCGAGGTGGATCATTCTGGCTCCTTCATTTGAGATTCTGCAGCTTGGCCGATGGCGTCGACGAAGACCCGCGCCTCGTCGGTCTTGGGGAGGACGAGGATCGTCCACGACATGAGCTGGAACGCCACGACCATCCGCAAACCATTCCAGATCCTCCGCAGGGATTCGCGGATCGGGGTCGGCGGCCGCTGATTGAGGAGGATCACAACCGCTCCCCGCGAATGGCGAGACCACGGCGTCGAGCCTCAGTTAGCTCTTGAAATTGCGCCACCGCGTCCGCCGCTTTATTCACATCTGGATGGAGGGTGCGGGCAAGTTTACGGAATGCGCCCTCGATCTCCTCGATGCTGGCAGAAGCTGGTATATCCAGCACCTTCCACCATGCCCGCCGAGCACCAGTCTCCAACTGCATGAATCCTTTGAACGCTCGCTCCAGCATCTCCGACGCTCCCCAGCGCTCGATCCCGCGCAGAGCTTCGATCGTCTTGCCGATGGCCTGAAGGTTCTCCGCGATGGTATCGAAGCGGTCGCTGGCGAACACCACCTGCTTCTCGTTTCGCGTGAAGTAGACTGCGACGCCAGCGTCGACCGGGTCGCGATCCATCCGCATCGTGCCGTCCTGCTTCAGTGGCACATTGCTGGATATCACCATGGCCTTGCCGCCCATACGACGAACCTCGGCTTCTACGAACTTATGAGCCTTGGAAGTGGTCGTAGAGAAGTTCGACTCTCCGGGGTTTGCAGTACGCGGCCAACCTTCCGGCCATTCCAGGGGATAGGCGCTTACGCTCATCGCGCCCCCAGCAGCATTCCGCCCTTGCGAGGCAAGAGCGAGCGCTTCACAGGGATACGAAGGCGGCATCCAGCGATGACGACATCCGCCCAGCTTCCGCGGTAGAGCGCGATGCTTTCGGCTTCGACTTCGGTGGTGGTGCGTTCGTCGATCACGACGGCGCGAGCGCGGCGGCCGCTGGCTGTCGGGCTGACGAGGGCGTGATACCGGGGAAGTGTTTCTACGATCTTGAGACGTGCCATAAAACCTCCAGCGCGGGCTGCTTCTCTTTCCTCACAAGGCCCGAAGGCTGCGGAGAACGTTGACATTTGACGCCGTTCCAGACGGTCGCACCCGCTGAAGTGGCGGGAGCGAGCGAGGCAAATCACCCGCTCTCGTGGATTACTCGTCGCTGCCAGCAGCAGCTTCCTTGCCGGACTTCTTCGCAGCCTTCGCCGTCTTCTCCGCAGGAGCGTCCTGCAAATCGAGCGTGCCCTGAACCTCGTGAGCGCGAAGGAAGATCGAGCCCTTGAGGTTCTGCAGCGCCCAGCCTACGATCGCCTGCCCGACCGGCCCTTCAGCGCGGACGGTCGTCGAGAAGGTGAGGTACAGCTCCTTGACGGAGCCCTCCTGCTCGGTGGGGCGGAAGACCTGCAGCCCGGTGAGGCCACACGAGGGGAAGGTCTGATCGGGAACCGTGTGCCCGGGCGTCATGTACGCTTCGAGCGTGGCAAAGAACTCCGAGCTGACCTTGGCCTGAGTGATGCCGTTATTGTGGTCGCCGATGACCTTAGCTGCGGACTTCACGCACTTCGGGCAGAGCTCGAGGGTTTCGGGAGTGAGCGGAACTTCAAAGTCCAGGCGAAGGCGGGTCTCACCCTCGCTGTTCTTCTTCGGGCCCCAGTTGGCGAGGGTCACTGGGATCGGTTCGGGGGAGTTTTGCAAGAAGCGTTCTTGTGCCATCGGTGTTCCTTTTTGCCATGGGCTGCACGGCGTTTATAGCCCCGCACTCTCCACAGTCGATCACGGCGGAGCCGGTCTCCAGAAGGGCGGTTTCATTTTTCAGTGAATCGGCGC